GCGCCAGCGAAGTGAGCGCTTACTTCGCTTGGGGATAATAAAAAACCCGATTATCTCGGGTTTTTGGATTATATCGGCTTTGAATTCGCCAATGCTTCGAAAATCGCTTTTAATGCGTTTTTATTAGCCTTAGTTAATGATTCAATATCATTTTCGGGTAATCGCAAAATCGCGCCAATAGCGTCCGCGTGAGTATCTTTTTTAACTGGAGTTTCTCCAGTTTTAGATTTATATTCTTTTTTAATATAAACTTTTTCACGCGACAATTTAGCCACAATTGATCTGACAGTTTTACCGAGATTATCTGCGATAATCTCAACTGATTTACCCGCCTGATAATCGGCGATAATCTGAGCAGTTTGCTCAGGGGTATAATTTACATTTTTTGTATTCATTTATTTTCTCCTATTAAAATGAATTGTATAAACCAAGGATATTTGCCAAAAAGAATGTACCATTAAGGGTAATTAATGATTTATCTTTTCGATAATAACCAACTATTAACCAAGATAATGAACCGATAATAAAAAAACAATATCCCAAAAAGAATAATTGTGAAGCGACAATAAATGCACCGATAATGCTAGATAATGTGCCAATCCAAGAAATTTTATTAATCATCGTTTAATGTCCATTGAGTGATGCGGTTCTGGTTCAAGCCCATATTGTACCATGATTTTTTGCCATTGTACACCATGCCCACAATTTTTTTCTGATAAGCCGAAAAGGTCAAAATCGGCTTGGTGAATAATCTCATGCGGCAAAATCACATTGAGCATTGTATCACGATTTTTTGGGCTTTGAAAGAATTTTGTTCCCAATTCGATAAAATTATCTTCCTGATAACATTTACCCGCTGTACGCCATAACCGCCCGTTCAATTGAATTTTAGGGCAGTCGAATTTTGCCAAACGTGGGTGCATTTCGCAAAGCGCGTCCCAAATCATAGCCGCTTCGCGGTTTAGAATTTGTTGTAGTGTTTTCTTGTCCATGTCCCAAATTATACACGAAAAAAGCCTAAAAAATAATAACCCTACAAAAAATATGTTATAAAAAACCCTTGACGTGGGCTCCAAAATTATGGTATAATTTTGGCGCAAAATTTGAATACCTGAGTATTCAAATTTTATGGGAAACAAAAGTATTCATTTCCGTTTTATTTTATAATAAATAATAACCGATAAAAAGATTATATTTGCAGTATAATTAAATAATAATGGCAAATCCATTTTAGGCAAAACATATATAACAGTTAATATTTCGCCTACAAACCACATTGCAATAAATCCCCAAGTTAATCCCTCAGAGGATTTTGTTTTATATGATTCTATGGCTTGCGGTAATCCGCAAAATGCCAATAATATTGAACCAAGCCAACCGATATTTTCCATTATATAATCTCCGATATTGTCTGAATAATAAAAGGCTTTTTATTATATTCTGTTTCAAGCCTTTTATCGTCAATTAAATGCAGGCATAATGCCATAATCCATAATACCCGCATTTGATTATTTAGCGACATAATGATTTTTTACCTGAAAATCTTGCCACGCATAAGGCTTAATATTATCTTGCCAGTTACGTTTTTTAATAATATGTGTAAGAATAGGTAATTCAAAATCGCGCGCATCTTCTAATGCTGTATGAGGCTCGTCAATAATATTATTATTTAAAAAACCGCATACAATCTCGGCATTGGTTTTAAATGTCATATTACCATTTGCAGTAGGCTTATTAAATTGGTGATTATCTAGCGCAAATGTTTTAAATGCTTTTTTATTGCAAATATTGCCAATTGAGGCTTGCCATAAACAAAATTTAGCATTAAAGCCTGAAAGGTCAATACCCGTATTTGCGCATTTTGAAAGGTCAAAAGCCAGATTATATGCAGTTAATGAGGGATTATATTTGCCAATGGCTTGATTAATCCATTTATTAATTGCATTTACTGATGCAAGCATACGCACGCCAGAATCTAGCATGGCATCATAGACCGCTTTGCGTTTTTGCAAACCCGCATAACCCCAAATATCGTTAGCTTTTTTGTCGTGGAACAATTCCATTTTGTCGAAATGGTCTTTTACCAAAACCGCGCATTGGTTGTAAATCTTGCCTTCGCGGTCAACGATCACAATGGCAAAATCTGCCACAGTGTCGTTAATCGTGGTTTCAGTGTCCAAGATTGCAAAGAATTGTTTTTTAGCCATTTGAAGCCCTTAGTTGGTATGCACAGATTATAACCGATTTTCGCCCATGTCAACAAAATTTATCGGAAAAAATCTCACAGACCCTGTGAAAAAATATCATACAAAATTAGGGTTTACCCTATTGACACGGGCTCAATTATACTAGTATAATTGGCGCAAACTGTTGCTAAAAAGCAACAGTTATTTTGAAAACCTGAGTATTCAATTATTTTTGAATACTCAGGTTTGCTAATTAGTGACCTTGTTTTGAGGGTACATAAACGCCCCGAATATTGAAACGATCACAAACCGCTTTTAAGTAGTTCACGTTATCCTCATAAAATGTAAATTCTGCATCTTTAAAAGGCTTGAGATTAAAAAACTTTGCCAAGCCATTGATTTTTAGTGTACCGCCTGAAACAGTATCGCCGTCAGTGCGAGAGATAATGTAATCAGGTTTTCCCAAAACCGAATCAATAAATTCATAATCAGGATTCCGCAAAACACGGGCAGTAGCAATAATGACAAAACAGTTTTCATCTGTGAGGTCTTTTTTGTATTGTTCTGCGAGTGGCAAGAGTGAATCATCCAAAGCTCTATATTCATTTTCTCTCCAATAACCTAAGTCGATTCGTTCGCCTGAATCATCTACAATTGTGCGGTACCTATGCAAACTGCAAACGATAGTGCCGTCCATGTCATAAATTGAAACACGATTGATTTTAGCCATTTTTAGTCTTTCAGGAAAAATTGTTTAATTGCCGAATTATACTCGGAAATTGTGTTAAATGCAAGCCCGTGACGATCACAAAAGCGATTAAATCGGGAAATTTGAGAGGGTGAATAAATTGTTTTCATGCGTGAATTATACACGAAAAAAGCCTAAAAAATAATAACCCCACAAAAAATATGTTATAAAAAATCCTTGACACGCCCCAAAATTATATGATATAATTTTGGCGCAAAATTGAATACCTGAGTATTCAATTTTACTGGGAAACAAAAGTATTCATTTCTCGAGATTTTCGTAAACCAACATTCTAACCCATGCAGTGCCATAATCTAATTCAACATCTAGTAGCGAATCATCTAATGTCCTGAGAATGTGGTATTCTGTGCGGTTATTACAAAAAACCTTCTTAATTTTATATTTCATTTATCGCCCCATACTTACAATGTCAATGCCATAATATGCCTGAAAGTATTTTCGCCAATTGGTGAAACCTGATGCAGTGTCATGGTCTAGGTCAAAGCCGTGTTCCATTTGCCAAGCGTGTACGTATTCATGCGCAAGGGTAGAAAACAAATCCTCTACAGTTTTAACCTCGCTAGTGGCAAACCTGATTTTGTGGTTTATCTTTTTATCTGATACATTCTCGCCTTCATACATGCCCATGCAAGAATCGCCATCAAAACGCAAAACCTTGGTTTTTGCAAAGTTAACCCTATGCTTTAGCTTGAATGTATCTTGTAACATAAGCTGGAACAAACGGACATTATCTGAACGAATCATTTTTAATCTACCTCAACTGAAACAATTTCACCTTCTGGTGTCATGTGATAGTAAGCTGAAACCATGCCATAACCTACCTCATACCAACCCGAAGCCCTAGCGTATATTGTAGCATACTCCCGATATTGTGCGGGAATGTTAGCCAAAATTGCAATTTTAATTTTTTCGTTTATCATGGTATAGATTATAACACAGTTTTAAAAAATAGGGGCAAAGCCCCTATTGTTTACAAGGTCTTTTCAGCCTTGATAAAATCTACAATCTTTGCCAATGCTACCTTGTTAGCCTTGGTCAACGATTCCGTGTCGGCTTCTGTCAAGCCCAATGCCTCACCGATAAAATCTGCGTGAGTGTCTTTTTTCACAGGTGTTTCGCCTGATTTTGTTTTGTAGGCTTTAGCCTGATAAACCTTTTCACGGCTCAATTTTGCAACAACTGAACGAACAGTTTTGCCCAACGATTCTGCAATAGAATCAACAGTCATGCCAGCTTGATAGTCGGCAACCATGCGGGCAGTTTGCTCCGCAGTGTAGTTTACAGTTTTGGTAGTCATCTTATTTTCTCCTAGTAAGATTAAATTATAACATCATGGCTTCATTAACGCAAGCCATGCCCACAATGGTGAAAAGGTTATTGCAACAAAAACAATAGCCTGCAAAAATTCTTTGATTAGTGTCATGTTGGTTTCCCTTGTCATCATGTATTCTATTATACACGAAAAACCTAGAATAAATCAAGTGTGTCAAAATACAACATAGGTGTTTATACCTATTGACAACACACACGATAAGACATATAATAAAGAGGGGCGGTTTTCGGACTGTAAAATACCCCCTAGCCTATGGGCCCACCCACACGGCCTACATAAGGATTTTTTCCAAAACACCTAGGGTGCCAAAAACCACACTTGTGCCTCCGCCCCTAAACTGGTATAATCAACACAAAAGGATACACCTATGACAACTCACTTACCTGCCGAAACTGTACGCATTTCTCCCGAAGCACTGGAAGTTGCCAACGCGTACCTACAACTCAACGACGCCAGAGCCGTTGCACAGGAACTGGACATAGATCCCGAAACCGTCACAAACATCCTGGCTCGCCGTGAAGTCAAAACCTACATCGACTCAGTATTTTTTGATAGTGGCTACAACAATCGCTTTTTAATGCGACGTGCCATGGACGCACTAATCAAACAAAAGTTTTCGGAGTTGGAAGAATCGCAAACTGGATCAACCAAGGATATTGCTGAACTACTACAAATGTCGCATAAGATGTCAATGGACTTATTAGACCGCGAGATCGCACTGGCCAAAGCGCAACAATCGTCCGCACCGCAAAAACAAGTTAACGTGCAAATCAATGAAGGCTTGGACGGTAGCAAATATTCACAGCTTGTGCAGAAGCTGATTAGTGGAGAAGGCGTTTAATGCTACTAGTCTCCAGACCCGAAGTCAATTGTGACGCTATCCAAGAGTTTGATCCGCAAAAACGCTTTATCAAGCTGCCGATCACAAACTACTTAAAGTTGCTCAACATCTGGGACACCATTAACCGTCCACAGATTGCACTTATCAATGCAGTCAACGATCCCAAGTACCGTTTTATTTGTGCGGCCCTTGCACGGCGTTTAGGCAAAACTTACATTGCCAATATTATTGGTCAACTAGTAACACTTGTACCAGGAAGCAATGTGTTGATTATTTCACCCAACTATAACCTTAGTTCTATATCATTTGAATTACAACGCAAACTCATCAAACACTTTGACCTCGAAGTGGCTCGCGACAATCTCAAAGACAAGATTATTGAATTGTCAAACGGATCGACCATTCGTATGGGCAGTCTTAGTACCGTTGATTCAACTGTTGGCCGATCGTATGACTTAATCATATTTGACGAGGCTGCACTAGGCGAAGGTGGCGAAGCTGCGTTTAACGTAGCGCTGCGCCCTACTCTAGACAAACCCAACGCCAAGGCCATTTTTATCTCAACCCCACGTGGTCGCAACAACTGGTTTAGTCAATTTTGGAATCGTGGCTTTGACGACAACTTTCCTGAGTGGGTCAGTTTACAAGCAGACTATTCGGAGAATACTCGCATGGCTGAGTCGGATGTAGCAGAAGCTAAACGCTCAATGTCAAAAGCTGAATTTGAGCAAGAATACCTGGCATCGTTTACAGTGTTTGAGGGGCAGATCTATGCTCTGCAAGAGGACAGCATTGAGCCCATGCCTGAACACATCCGCGGTGAAGCCATAGCTGGCTGTGACCCTGGCTACCGTGACGCTACGGCATTTGTGGTGGTAGTTTACGATGGTGCGGCGGATTGTTTTTGGATTGTTGACGAGTATTTAGAGGCGGAAAAGACAACTGCACAACACGCTGAGCAGTTTCAACAGCTT